TTTTAATGTTTGCAAGTAAATGTAAGCCTTAATACAGTCTTCTTTTGAAAGAACTTTAGGGAAGATAGCTAAGTTCTTGAAAGCTATTTTTGTATAATTTGTACCATTATGCCCTATCATTAACATTTGTCCAAAATCAACTGTATCTCCCGGCGTTACCTTTTGTAAAGAATTAAAATCTAAATAAACTGAACCCTTAGAGGTAACGGCTTTTATAGAATTTCCAACAACATTAGTTCCTAACTCTGCATTAATATACACATTCATTCTACCGGTTAATGAATAATTATAAAATCTAAATGAACCAAACTTAGCAATACCGGCAATTTTTATTGCATCTTCTTTCAGAAACTCCCATTCGCCAACAGTTGTCCAATCCTTGCCAACTGTAAATGCGGAACTCTGAATCTTATCATCCACACCATCTGTTACCAGATAGCCCGCATATTCCCCTTCTTCATTGTAGCCACTCCCTTCTGCAAAACCAAAATTAGACAGCACAAGATTATTACCATTGCCCGTTATGTTAGCTATGGTAGCCCTGTCGGTATCTTCGTTGGTTTTCCCGACTACTGTCCATGCTTGGTCGGGGAATAGCCAGGGGTATTCTTGTTTGTAGTAGTTTAGTACCTTTTCATCATCTTCGTCTGTTGAGAAATACCCATTACAGATTGTTTGACCGGCGATAGCAGCTCTGGCAAGAAAAGTGGCATACACATTTCTCCACAAGTAATACAATCCGGGATTAGCTATAAATTCTTTTGAGCTAAGTGACCGTGATTCACCTGTAAATAAATTAATTATAGTTGTAATATCTTTATTTCTTTTACAGACTAATAGCATGAATTGATTAATGCGAGGAACAAGGTTAACCCCAGTTGATGGTTGAAAATTTATGTGAGTACCACTGTAATTAATAGAAAAGTCTTTAGTTTCATTTTTCCCACACAAAATCATATTCCTTGCCGGATCATCCTGAAATGGAATAAACGCCGTGTACACCGTGTAAGTATCCTCGAAGTTAAGCTCCTTCTCTGTTACTGCAAAGTCGTCTACTCCGTCACCGAGGATGAAGCCGGGGTATGAGGGGAGTTGCTCGATGATTATATTAAGATCAATTGCTTTTGGATTAGATATCCAGATATAAATTCGAGATTGATCCCATCCGGCTTCAAAAGGTTGATATATCTTATAAATACCATCCTTTTCTATTCGTTCAATATCCTCACCGAAACCCCCTTTTGTTACCCTCAATAGTGCACCATCTTTCAGTCCCATCACTTTTAAGGTGAAATCATAGATATCTCCTTCTTTAGCTACACTTGTAGCATTTGAATAGATATTTGTATTTTTGACTGTAGAAGGTATGTTCAAATTCATTTTAGAAGAAGTATGAGTTTGTGTGCCACCAATACCAGTTAAGTT